CAAACAATGTTTTTAAACCATATGCTGGTGTGTGTTCAACTTCGTTACCAATAAAAAACTTAGCAGTGTTTGTAGTTATGTTATTATACTGTCTGTTCATCTTTAATGCTATCTTCTAGGTTGTGTAGAGTATCTTCATCTTCTTCAGAAAAATCATAAGCTGTTGGATCGAGATCGTCGTCTAAATCATCAGGATCGAGATCGTCAAGAGTAAAGAATTCGTTAAACTTTGTATCAGCATTAATTGTTTTCTTACCACAGTTGCCTCGTGTACCGGGAATATCAATCCACAGTTTACTATATTTTTTTATTAGATTTAATGCAATACGTTTAGTTTTGCTACTAATAATTTTATCAATTATATCGCTAACATAAACTGGATTGAATTTTTCATCAACTAACATGTACGGTAAAACATTAGTATCAAATGTTTGATTTGCCCGTTGCACCGCATCAATATGACTCCACACATTGTGTCCCATTAATATAGCATAACTAAAGCTATCCCAACTTGTTCTACCAACTTTGTTAATTTTATTAGTACTGCCCATAGTAATCCAGTATTTAGGATCATTTAAATATAATGGGTTTTTGAATAATTCAGTATGATCAATACCGTCATTGTCAACTTCTAACCAGTTAGGATCACCTGCACCGTAAATGCATATATCTTTTATTTGTACTTGATCAATTAACGGACTTGGGTTAAACACTTTAAAAATACCATCATCAACTACTACATCTTTAAATAGTCTAGTATCATATGCGTATTTTTTATTATCAACGCTTGGCACCATTCGATAAACCCATTTAGCTCTGTCTTCAAGTTCAGTAGTAATATAAACTTGACCGTTTGCTGTAGCTAAAAACGGACTAGCACAATCATAGCTAATAGTAAAGTCTGGATTAACATGTTTACGGACTGCACGTTGTATAATAGTTAATAGGCATGCCCATTCTAATTTACTAGTTCCTAAGAAATGCATCCAGTCATGTTGTCCTTGTTGTAACATGTTATCAAATTTTAATGAAACAATTCGTCTAAGTACTAGATCAGCATCACACATGTTTTGCCCACCCATTGCCCAACCGTTAAATGCTTTATCACCGTACACATTAGTATCACAGAACTTTTTCATACTTTGATACCATTTTTCTGCATCTTTGTGTGTTTCGCCTTGTAATACATTTAAGAATTTGCAAGCACCTGTGCGATTTTGAATAAAGTATTCATTATTAATATACGTACCTTTGACTGCGTCTTTGTAATTGTTAATGCCGGTTGCTCTTCGTCCAGCTGGCATACGTGCAACCCACGCAGGAATATCAAGACACATACCGTAATCCATTAACTCGTCCATCCATCGTAGTACTTGTTCACGTTTCTTTTGTGCTTTAGGACAAGTAGGATCTTTCCAATCAGCTGGCCATACACCTTTACCAATTTGAAAACCACCTGAATCGCCTAAAACCCAACTAGTGCTTCTGTTTCGATTACGGAACATGTCCTCACTTTCGTCAAACTTGTCTAAATCTAAGTTTGCATGACCAGCTGAATACAAACACCATCTGTAATAAAATTCACCTTTGTCGGGATCTAAGTAATTAAGACCTTCTACACCTGATTTAAACGACGCAGGTATACGAGCTGGATCAACATAGTTGCTATACCGTTGTTTCCCAACAAACGTTGAGTAAAATCCCGACGTTGCTGGAAGGAATACGGCGTAATCATTCTGCGTTGCTGTTAAGTTCCGATTCATCTTCTTCCTGTTCTGTGGTTAAGGTTGCAAGTAGTGTAGTAACTTCTTGCAATTTAGTTTCTAAAAGTGTAATTTTTGTAGACATACCTGTAATTTGATAACTTGTATTAACATAGTTAGCTACATAAGAATTATAGTTATAATTAGTATGTGGATCTCTATTATAGCCTTCAAGTGTGTTTAATCTTGATTCAAGTCCTTGCACACGTTGTTTCATGTATTCATAATCAACATAAAACTGTTCAAACGGACCAGGTGGAGTCCATACAGGCGCATCTAACTGTGCTAACATTGTTACTTTATCAAGAGATGACTTAACACTTTCATTTTGATTAACATACACAACGTCTAATAATTTTAATGCGTTTCTAATATCTATCATTATTTTGTTTGTGCTGGTAAGGTGTAAGTATATTCTGCAATACCACTCTCAACAATGATTTGTAATGCTCCTTGATCCGCAATTCTCATTGTAATAGTACCATCTAAATTTAAAATACTTAAGATTTGTGCAACAGGCCATGACCATGTATTTTTTAATTTATAATCAATGCCCGAGTAAAATACAAATGTACCTGCGTGTGTACTAGCATCGCCAAAACTAAACACTAAGTTGTTATCTTCTGTTGACACCTGGAATACAGTTTCTTCTGTGTGTGCAGCAGCTTGGAATTTTAAACGTTGTACATTAGATGCTGCAGGTTTAAATTCAATGTCATACACAATTTCTACTTTGTTTTTAGGTTTCTTTACTTTTGCTTCGATAATTGCACGACTCATAAATCTATAGTCATTTTGAAAGTCACCGGCAGCATTTGTAAAGTGTAGTCCTGTAGGGACATGTTCGCCATCGCGTGTGTCGTATACAATATTAATAATTGCGTCTTCTTTGTATTCTGGGCATTTAAGATGTAAATCTAATTTGTTTAAATTAGGCATACCAAATACACTTGCTAACCCGTTAACTGGAGCGTGTGTTTTTGCATTAAGGATTACTGATCTATCTTCGGCCATTGCATCGATAATTACAGTGTCGTCTTCCGCTGCAACTTTAACTAATGGTAAAACGCCTAATGTGTGCGTATGTGCTACTAAATCTTGTAAAAAGTCTTTCATGTGTTTCTCCTAGTATGTATATATTATAATGTATTTTTGTTGTGTTGTCAACTGTATTTTAATCAAAGTCAAATAAGTTGTTAAATGTATTTTTATCAGAAGTATTAACTAGTTTCCAGTTAAGAATGCCAATTAAGTTATTTAATTTGTTATCAATAATTGTTTGTTCCATTTCATTATGATCAAATGGTAAGTCTTTAAACCATTGCGGTAATCGTAATTCGTCTACTGGATATGCAACACTTGTAAACCCTAATGGATTTTGTTTAAGTTTGCATACAATAACTTTTGCACCATCTGTAACAGACATTGAGTACTTGTCACTATACATACGTTTTAATGTATTCCAGTTTAAACTTGCTCTAACATGTCCAGGCATGTTAATTTTACCTTGCTTATCTTCTTTAGTTGCATACGTAGTAATGTTGTTAGCACGCTTAGGTGAACCTTTTTCCCATCCCGGTCTAGCTTTAAACAGTAATCTAAATTCAGTAATGTAATCTAGTACATCGTCTTCGCTATCACCTGCTAGTACCATAGTTAACACGTTAGATAAGAACTCTTGTATAAACTCTGGTGTATCACTACGTTTTAAATCTAAACCCATAGCTTTAATTTCACCATTTTTTCCATTAGTATCTTTACGCTTGCCTTCTTTATCGTATACTAATACTGCATAACGTTTCTTAGTAATAAATAGTGACTTACTGCCGACAATCTCACGTCCTGCTTTAATAACTTCACCGCGTGATTTAGGACAATGAAATGCATCTAGCATAAACTGTTGGAATGTACCGTTAACTTCGTCACCAATTTGATCATACAGTTGTGTAATATTCTCTTTAGTCCACGGAATCAACCCTTTATCGATGTCAGTTCTAAGTGTACTATATGCTGAAAAATAGCAGGAGTCAGTATCACCGTAAATAATAGACTTACCTGTGTGATTATAATCACCGGTTATGATTTCATTTACTTTAGCAGCCATATGTTTAGCAATTTGACGACCTACTAGCGTAGTTGATTGCCCAATTCGCTTATCAAAGAACCTACAACCTGGATTAAGAATAGCACCGTATAAACTATTTAGGTTAATCTTCTTAACCAATTGTCTTTTATCCCAGTATTCTTCTTCTATCTTGTTACCAGCGTTAATAGCGTCTTTTAACTTAGCTTGCATTTCTTTACGTTCTGCATACCACCTTTTAAGTAATCCAGGAATAACACCTTCTTTTTCAACTGAGAATATAGTACCATTTGCTGATAATACCCATGGTTGATTACTCTCAAATACTAATCTGTACACTTCGGCAGCACTTAATATATCAGTATCGCCATTTTCCCAGTCAACTGTAATATCAGTGCCTATTTCTTCATTCATAACAGAAGTATATTCAAATGTACCAAACAATCCTTCCCATGCAGACGCAAATGATTTACCTTTAGCTATCTGTAAACTAATAAACTCGTCAGTTACAACAGGTCTTAGTTGTCCTACAATAGTCTCCGGACCCATATTCAATGCTCTAATAGCACTTGGATACAGAGAGTTAATATCTAGAGAGCCAATCCAATCGTGAATGCCTTCTTTAGGATACGCAACATACGCACCTGCCGCTTGAATTGGTTCTTCTCTACGTCTATTTGGTACTACAAATCCTCTATGATGTGCTTCGTTAATAATAGCTTGTTCTGTTACAGCAACAGCACCCATAGTAGTTTGTAGTAATACAGTGTTCTCATGTGCAAGTGTGTTAGCTAAGTCAATAAACTTTAGTTTTTTATCAAGCCTATCTAACAGCATAGTATCTTGCCTGTTATATTCAATAAATGTTTTAAAGTCATTGTTATACAGTTGATCAAGTGTACCTTCATACTGTGTTTTACGATCACCTAACTCATATTCCGCAATAGCATCGAGTCTAAAACTATGTCTTTCTTCATATGTGTACTTTTGATATAGTTGTAAACTATCTAAATGCACACGACCTACTAAGTCATATGTTACAGATGCCTTTCCGTACTTTTCATATTCACGTCTTTTAGGTAATTGATCAAATAAGCAGAACCGGCGCGTATCATCTTTTGATAATACTTTAGTAACGCGATTAACTGTATACGGAATATCAAATCCCTCGCTATTCCAACCACTTAAAATGTCAGCATCTTCTATTAAATTAAGGAATGTGTCTAATAATTCAGCTTCAGTTTTGTATAAAAAGGTATTAGGAAACTCTTTTACTTGTTCTTCTGCTTGTTCCATAGTTAAAGTCTTTGGAGGTATTGCTAAACAAATAAGTGTTTCTAACCATTGTAAATACACTGCAATAGCAGTAATAGGCATAAACGCATCATCGGGTGATGCATACCCGCGTTCTGGATTGAAATCAACCTCAATATCAAAGAACGCAACATTTAGTTTAGGTGCGTCATGATTAAGATAGTTTTCTGATAAACACGCAAATATTGGGTTAATATCTGCTTCGTATGTTTTATTTGAGCTGTGTATAGACACTTCTTTTCTATACTCTTTTGTATTTCTACAAACGATTTTTGATACGGGATCTCCGTAAATTGATTGATATTTCCCTCTCGGGTCTTTATAATATAATGTGTGCTTTACAGGAATGTCTTTAAATTCCCGTTCGCCTTTTGAGTTTCTTTCTACAATTTTAATAATATCGTTATTACGATCAAAGTATCCATCTATATAACTCATACTGCACTACCTTCACGACCAATGTCGCGATTAGTTGCATGTTCGTTAATCCACGACATAAATGCTTCTTCGTCACGTATTCTTGCAACGGCTTCTTCGCTATTAACAATAATACTGCATTCACATCTTGAGGTGCATACTTCTGGACGAATACATTCCGTACAGATTTTAAATTCTTCCATATTGTATCTCAGTGTATGTGACTTGTGGCTCACAAATACCCTTTTGCAGCTTATGGCCTGCCTGCCGTTCTCAATGTTACTGCTTTTTAAATACGTTTTGTAATGTCTAAGATTGCTTCAACTTCTTCCCAATCTTCATTATGATCTGCCCAATTACCTTTATGAGCTATCTTAATAGCTTTATTTATAACTGCAGGTTTAACTTGTAATTCTTCTGCTACTGCTTTTACAGTATCTTTTAAACCAGCTTGTAAGTCTTCAACTTCACGTAAAACTAAAGAACCTTCGTTAATTAATTTTTCAAGTTTAGCTTTTTCTTCTGGACCGTATGCTCTACTCATTAGTACTTCTCCGTTGTGTTATAAAGTATATATTATATAATCGTTTGTTCAGTGTGTCAACTGATTTGGTAATTTGAAGGTAAAAAAAGGCAGACTAGCTGCCTTTTTTAATTGTAACAGTTTATTGTACGCCGTTTAGTCTTGTAGACATATCAGCAACTGCTTTTTGTGCTTCTGGATTTGAACTTTTTGCTACATCTGCCATTAACGCTTTAAGCTGAGTCAATGCTGCTGCAATTTCTGCATCAGCTGGATCTGCTGTTGGTGTAGTAGGAGGTGTTACTGGGGGTTTTGGTTCTGGGATATTCCCAGTAGCATGATGTCCGCCACCGCCACCGACGTGTGGTTTATGACCAATTGGTGGTGTCACAGGCGGTGCATCGTCTCCACCAAATGCTTTACCGCCAAGATACCCTGCTAATCCGCCTGCACCAAATGCTGCAGTTTTTGGATTCTTGTTTATTATATTACCAGCACCGTGTGCTAGTTTATCTGCAGCAGTTACATTCATTGGACCTAATTCTCCTACTCTAGAAGCAATGCCTTTTCCAGCAGCACCGCCAATTAAGTTTTTACCTGCGTTCCATGCGCCTTTAGCAATATCAGCCAACCCTTCGTTTGCTAGTTGATCCATAAATGCAGGATCTAATCCGCTTTCAATTAAAGATAATTTTCTGCTTAATGTTCTAATAGACTCTGATACAGGAGCTGCATTAGTTCCTGGGAATTTAGGATCAGGTGTAAATTTAGGGAATACTCTGTCATATGCAGCTTGTGTTGCTGGTCCATAGATACCGTCAACTTTTAAGTGTTCGCCATTTGCATTTAACAATTCTTGCCATTTCATAATTTCAGGATTGCCTTGTGCATGTGGATGCGGTTTTGGACCAGGATGTGGACCAGGTGATGGTTGATGCCCGCCACCGCCACCGCCGCCCATTTGTGATAATCCGTAACCAAGTGCTCCGCCTGCAAGTGCAGCTCCTGCAATACCTTTTTTGTTACCTTTAGCTGCTTCTTTTTCTGCAGCACCTGCAAATTTATAGTTTTTACTTTTGCCAAGTGCATCTACATTCATTCCGCCTTGTGCATAAGTTGCGTCATTAGCTGCACCTTGTGCATAAGTTGCGTCATTAGCTGCACCTTTTGCTGCTGATTGTTCTGCACCTGCTGCTGCTTTTTCTGCACCTTTTGCTGCGCCAGGTGCAAAACTGTGTGCTGCATCATTTGCTAGTCTGCCAACAGTTGGTTCTGCAGCTGACATTGCAGCAAATGGATTACCGTGACCTAATGCAGATTGTGCTGCTTTCTCTATTTCAGGCGATGATCTATACAATGTAGTTGCAAGTGTGCCAAGTGGATTTGCTTCGTCTAATTGCGGATTATTAATACGTTCTAATTTATCGCGCATAGCTGCAATTGATTCAGCCACTGTTAATTGTTTCATTTCTGTTCCTTCTTTAAGACCTGCTTTAGCAAGGGTTGCTACATCTGGTTTTCCTGTTGCAGGAAGGCCATTTTTCTGTTGCCACGCTACAAGAGCTGCTTGAGTTTTAGGCCCCATAATGCCATCTGACTTAGTTCCAATCAATTGTTGGAGTTGTGCTAATTTACTAACACCGGTGTTACCTGCAGGATGTGGTCCAACTGGTGTTTGATCAGTACCTAATGTATGTGCATTAACTGCATCGAGTGCTTGTCCGGCAACATATTGTTTACCCATTAACCCTGCTACACCTTTAAGGCCTTTAGCTGCGCCCATTCCCGGAGCTGCAAAACTTCCTGCAACTTGTCCAGCGCCGTATAACCACGGGCTTCTTTCTTGAGCTGCTTTTTCAGCTGCTAATTCGCCTGCTAATTCGTCTTTATATTTTGTACCTTTAATTAAACTTTTTCCAGCTGCAGCAATGTTATCACTCACACCCCAAGTTGCACCATTCATTGCACCACGAAATGCATCGCCTGCATCGCCTGCAAGATCTTCATTTAGTTGTTCGTAACCAAAACTAGTCATTAATGATTCTTTAAGTCCGGCTGTGTTTTGCATTGCAGGAGTAATTGCATTAGAAACTGCATTACTAATTCCAGCACTTGCGTCCTTAATACCGGTTTGCATATTGTTTAATGTGTTAGCAACATTTGGAGGAGTAATAGCATTAGCCGCTGCAGCGTTTGCACCTGGCGACCCTAAACTAGTAGCTGCTACATTTTTGTCAGCGCGTTTTTTGCGAAGTTCTAAAATTTTATTAAACAAGTCCATCATTTGTTTAATTTTCTCATGTAACGAATCGGCATCACCTGAAATTTGAGAACTTTGATTAACTAAATCCGCGTTTGCTTTTTTGAAAGTGTCTTCGTTGTCAAACCATCCAGCTTGCGGCAATCTAGCGTTTTTAGGCAATAGACCAGCTGCTGATAATTTTTGCGCAATTTCAAATGGTACTTCATTGTCAACTTCTCCTGCATTAGAAATGTAATTTCCGGTTACTGGATCAACTAATCCTTCTAAACCGTTTTCTTTTGCTAATTCGGCTAATTTTGGTATTCTTACTTTATCGTCTTGCTCGTACCCCGACGTTACTGCAATAATTGCAGATAGGGTTAAACTTTCAGCCAACATGTTGTTATTAATGTTGTCTAGTTTAGTCATTAAATCTCTAAAATTCATCGGTCGTCCTCTGGCGGTCCTATTGATTGCTGATCACTTACTATCTGATCATAATTATCCATTGTTAACACGTTACCTTCTGTGCTTAACTTAATTAACATTTCTGTTACGTTGTGTAAATCCATATCAGTTTGTGCATCTTCTCTAGCGTATTCTAATAACCGCATTAGTAACGGAATGCCTAACTTAATAACATCTTGTGGATTTTCAACAGATTCTTGTGGTTCTAGGCCCGGAACCACACCACCAGTAAAACCAGCCGAATGTCCGGGGATGGCATTCTCCATTACTTTGTATGCAATTTTTTGAGCATACATTCTAAGGTCTACTTTTTTAGAATAAATTGCAGCTTCTTGTTCTGCAGATGCTTCTGCCATGTACTGTTTAAGCAACGACTGACTAGCTGGTCTAGTTTTAATTATTTCGTCGTTACTAGGAGCAGCATAGTGTTGCATTGCCATTTGTACAGGCAATGCAACTTTATGAGGATTAGAACCTTCAGTTACAATTGACATGAATCTCTTCATATCGTCTGTATTTTCTATAGGAGCAGATGTTTTAACTGAATCCATTGCCTGTAGAATTTGCTTCATGTCCATGATTATCTAATCACTCGTGAAGTAATTTCTCTTAAACGGCTTAATTCAACTGATTCGTTCATACATTCTTTTTCTTTAGATGCTTTAATAGCGTTATCAACAGAACCTTTATGTTCTTCTTTACCAGTTTCAATTTTACCATCTTTGTCGTAATCTTTTTTAGCTTTTTTAGCAGATTCTTGAACATCTGCTCTCGCTTTGTCTAATGCTTTACCAAATTCTTTGCCACCGCTGTTTTTAGCATCATCTTTTTTAGCAAATGGGTTTCCGCCTTTTTTATCAGCTATACCGCTTGGTTTTTTAACAGGAGTAACTGATTCACCGTATACTGATCCGCCAAACATGCTTTCTGTTTTAGAGTCATCTTTTTTAGCTGACTTTTTAGCAAATGGATTTCCGCCTTTGCTGTCATCTGTTTTAGCTGCTGGTTTTTTAGTAGCTGACTTTTTAGCAAATGGATTTCCGCCTTTGCTGTCATCTGTTTTAGCTGCTGGTTTTTTAGTAGCTGACTTTTTAGCAAATGGATTGTTACTAACTTCTTCTTCAAATTCTTCGTCGTCCGGAATACCGTTATGATTTGCATCAAGACGTTTTGAAGCTGCATGGAATGCTTTAGCTTGTCGATTGTATTTTTCAACTTTTGTTTTAGTTGCTTCAGGAAGTGGTTTTTCTACCATTCCAGTTCCGCCGCATTCACCGCATGTATGAGAAATACCTTCGTTAATTGTTTTAGGTTTATCAAGTTTATCAGCTTGGTCAATTTTAAGAGCAGCAAGAGTTTTCTTTGCTTCCATTAATGCATTTTTCATTTGTTTCTTTTCATTTTCTGAGTACATATCGCTATTCTCTATCTTATCGCCGTATTCGCTAAACTTCATTTCGTATTCTAGGTAATGGTAAACTGAAGAAATATAATCTGCAGCTTTTGTAATTTTAGCCTGTACCCACGATTCAAACTGGTCTTCGTCTTCTATTTTTTTAAATAATTTAACACTGTATTTTGCTAACTTAAATAAGTCCGCTTTAACCATTGCACCTTCGTTGTCATGATCGTCATCGTGTGCTACTTCGTCAGATTGATCAATTTCAAGATCCGGTGATGGTAAATCAAATTTTGGCATATCTATTTCTAGACCTGCAAATTCTGAAAGGTTTTTTCTGTTTTTCATGGTAAACTCCGTTATTGTATATTTAGCCTCTTTTGATAGTTCCGCCGGTAAATAAGTCTCCGCCTTCTAATTGAGTGCCAAATAAGTTACCTTTTTTTCCTTTTATATCTAGGGCGTTTACTGCAGTCCCTTGTTTTGTTTTAGGTTGTACTGTAGTAGTAGGTGTTACATGTGTACCACTTTTTCCTGGTGAACCGGTATACGCTTTGTTACCTCTGTTCTTACCAAGAGCTGCTACTGGATTAACTACAGTTCCAATATTTGCAGAACTAGTTGCACCTGCTGATGCAGTTTCTGATATAATGTTTGATACAATTTCATAAATTTTCATAGTCTGTTACCCCATAGTTCAAACCATGCAGGTGTGCCGGGTTTAATACCCATTTCTCGTTGAATACGACCACGGTCATCACTAAATGTTGGTTGATTTTGTTGTGCGCGATATTCGTGTAACCGAGCATCTGCACCTAACCCGCCCAAGTGATGTGTAATTTTTAATTCTTGTATTGGGTCGTTGGGTGCGAGAAAACAGTCCTCGGGACTGTCTTGTAGTATGTTTTCAGATGTTATTCTATATTGTTTCACATTCTAAACCCCGTATTTGTTTCTTTTTATTTTAGCTACGGAACTAGTTTTATGAACATCATCTGTTTCTTTAGATTTTTTTGCTGCAATCGATACACTTTTAACACCCATTTGTTTTGCAGCTGAATTTAATATTTCTTCATCGCCGCTAGTGTACGACATTGTCATAAAGTCTCCACCATTTGGACCTTTTTTATCAGTTTTAAAATCAGGTGCCCCGGCCATTGCAATACCAAATCTATACGCATCGTACGGACTGTTATTATTGTTTAATGAAGGCCATGCAGTTAAGCCAGGCACTGCATCTATAGAACCCTTTCGTAGTTTACCTTCGCGAATTAAAGTGCGTTGCATTTCATTTACTGCAATCTCTAATTCTTGTATATCTTCTTTTGTAATTTTTCTCATTATCATTCCATTGTGCAGTTCATTCCTTCTCTAGTTGCTTCGTATAAAGTTTTACCAAACACAGTAATATCTTCACTTACTCCGGTTACTAGTTGGAAATTAATTTTGTCACCTATTTTAGCATATTCGCGTGCTAACGTACCGCTAGCGTTATTAGTAGAGTCTGTACGATCTCCACTGCTAACAAAGTTTAATACTACATAATCTCTACCATTTGGACCACGCGCATAATCAGTAGTACGAGTAGGGCCGCTATTCCAGTTATTAAGGGCAGTTTCTAAACTACTGTTACCTGGGCCTAATCTATCGCTACCTGCAACAAATGTCATATGTCTGTAACCTCTATCATATAACCAACATGCAGCTTGCCACGGATCTCTAACATATTCAGTTACTATAAAGTTAGAATAATTAGGATGAATCTTTTTTATAAATTCAGTTTTAACATCATACTCTAACGGATCACTTTTAGGATTATGTTTATTGCTTGCAAAAATGTATGCGTGTTCTTTTCCAAGTTCTACAGTTTGCTGTATAACTTTTTTATGCCCAACTGTAGGCGGATTCAATCTACCAAAACAAAAAGTTGCCATTGGCATTTTACGTTTTGCTGCAATTTCAGAAGATGAAACTTTGTATTTAGAAAAGTTGGCGCGGCTAAATTCTAATCTATTAATAATTTTTAACTTAGTGTTACCCGCGCCTGTAACGTAACCTTCGTGACTTATAATACTATTTATTATAGGTTGCACTGCACTGTGAACTTGTTGTTGATCAATTTGCTGTTTTATATCTAATTTAAGTTTAGATATTGCACTCCATATTTTCCACAATCCTATTAATCCTTTATACACATCTATGTGGAATCTTCCTGTTGGAGTACATAGTTTTTCTGTAACAGATTTAGTAAATCTTGGTGTAGCAAACTCTATAAATCTAGTAACAATGTCTGTTTCTAAATTTTCAGATTCAATCATGCTTGTAATAAATGGTCCCATTGCGTTAATTACACATTTACATTTAGCTGCAGTTATTTTAGCAATGCAAGCATCTACAGCGTTGCTGTGTGTTGCAATAGCGTGTTGTGCATTTAATAATAGTGTGCTGTTTATTACAATATTAGGCTTGTTAGTCATGTCAGTTGCAATAAACGTAATGTCTTTACATTCTGAAAACCCGTTAAATCCAGTAATCGGTTCATCTTCTGCTGTTAAACCGGGAAAGAATGTATGCACAGCAATGCCACCGACACTATTAGCAATTACGTTCCCTAACTTACTATTGTGTTTAACTCTATATTCAACAGTATTAGGTTTAAAGACAAATGAATTGTTAATAATAGCCGGAAGTCCTGCCCATAGCAAGTCGCCCATATAATAAGTATCAGTTACAGTTGGAATGATTTTTTCTAATGCAGGGCGTAAGATATCTTCTTTGTCCCATAGATCACTACGATTAGCGTTGCGAGAAGCGTCGTACTCTCTAATAGTAGTAAAGTTGAGTTTGCCAGCGGCAATTTGTTTGAACATGTGTTTGTCGACAAACACTAGTGTGCCGTTACTATCTCGGCCAAAAACTATAGCAGGAAATCCATCCCATTTGATAGTTAATGTGTTAGTGTTATAAGAAAGACTAGTTAAATCATTAACTGCTCGTTGGGCACCTTTAGATCCTTCAGTTATAATAAGATCTTCAGGGTGTGCAATTCCTGCCATGTTGTTACCTATATGTTAATTAATTGTGGTCATAAGTGCCATCTTTCATATCTGTTGACACTTCGTCATAAATCTTTTTACAAACAGATTTCCAAATTTTAGTATCAATCGTAGTTGGTAATTCACGAATTGGATATTTTTTAATATACTGCTTATATCCAGATGATACTGCGTTTTTAAAAATTGTATATTTAGGTTTGTTATCTGCATTCAGTTGATCTATAAACTTATGAATAGCAGGTAACAGACAACGACGATATACATCGTCGTCGTTGTTTAAATAGAAAACTAAATCGTCAATCAAATCATAATCAATTTCGTGTCCATTGTCGGTTTGTTTAATAAATTCTTCACTTTTAAAGTGAGCATTTTCAAGTAGGTCTGTTATACGCATGTTATATTCCGAGTTATTAGTATATTTATACTAATTTAAGATCCGGTCAACAGTTAAGTTAATGTTACCTAAATGCAATCTTACAAATAATAAATTACGTTCTCCGGTAACATACAAGTGTGTACCTGCGTTATATATTCCTGGAGATTCTAAATTAGATTTAGTTCTTGGTTGTAATCTAATGTTTTTATTACCTTCTGCCCATTCTACAAATTCTGTATTAACTTTAGTAACACTTCCTAAAGTAACACGAAATTCAT